CTTCACGCATCATTGAATCGTGCAAGAACGCACAATCCGGCGTTCCGCCCGAGCCCTCTGAGCGTATTCGGTGGATCAGATATGTGAGATTCATTTCTAACATCTCACGCGGCAGCTCATTGTTAGTGTCAAAGACGCCTGCCAGCTTGCCATAGGTCGCCTTGCTCAAACCATAAAGGTGCGAGTAATGCGATGACGGAAGCACGACCGAGCCTACACCGTTGAAGGTGAAGAAGTTCGTGTCGAAGGTGCCATCCGAGGCGTAAGACCCGTCCTGACGACTTGCATACGGGATGATCAGATCACCTGAATCCGGCAGGGTGCCGCCCGTCCAAATGCTATTAAGCGCTGTGCCGCCCGAGACAACCGCATCCGTGCTCATTGTCACGGTGGGTGCTGCCAAAGTGCCGCCCACGCTTGAAATCTTCGCCATGCTGGCAGACGTGTTGTTGTTGTACGCTGGACCACCACCGGGGCCTGCTGCGCCCTGCACGGCTGCAATGATCATGTTTTCGCGCAAGTAGTGTGTACCAAACTTGTAGTAGTTTGCTGCCGTGTTGATCCCACTGTTGCGCGTTTCGCGCCCAAAGAGAGGCAATATGCCCGTCCCTGGAGTGTACTCCTCGGACCCAGGCCCAACCACACCAAGCACGTCGTAATACCCAAGGTATAACTTACGCGCAAAGTTTAGCGTAGACTGTGTACGCGCATCTTCAACGTCGTTTTGCTTGGGACGTGCCCATGCGTTCTTGTCGCCACCACGTGCTGCGCGTTGAGACTGTCCTGTCCAACGAAGGCGCGTGTACATATCTCTGGACACAATGCGCGGGTTGACGTGCGTGCCAGTGGTTGGTTCGGGAAGGTAGTAACCTTCGCCGCTACTCATGCCAGCGGACTGCGGCAACGAAAGCGTAAGTGCGCTCACCTTGCTGATGCCACCCATGGTGCCTTTCTTTTTGGCGATCTTATCTGCGATAAGTGCCTCGGTATGTATCCACGCGTCCCAACGGGGTCCATAGTGGTACTTCAATAAATTTGCGTATGCGGTTCTAGACTGTCCAGAGCCAACACTGATCTCATTAATTCCTGCGTAACTAACCATTGTTTATTCCCTCTCTAGTCAGTTGTTTCGAAAAAGAGCTTTTTCGAATTGTTCAATCGTCAGGTCCTCGAGTGTGGGACCGTGACCACTGCTCCCACCGGAGAGAGCTGCAGCTAGGACTGCTTGTGCATCAGCATTGGGCCGCGCAGTGGTAGTCTGCTGCGGGGGTGGCGCAGCTTGCGCTGTGCTGCCCTGCTGAATCATCTTTAGTAATGGCAAGTAAGGCTCCACCGCCCACTGAATTGCCTGTGCCTCCGTTGCATTGCCTAGGTTTTCCGAAACAATTGTTGCCGCCTGCGCCTTGATGTTGTTGACAACCTCAATCGGGATTTCGCCATACATATTCAGCGTTGCATCCACTTGCGGCGCTAAGCTGCTTTCGTTTTGCGCTTGCTGCTGTTGTCCGTGCATCATATTTATGTAGTTTTGCATCTCGGAGATTTGACCCTCATAACGAGACTGCTGGCTGCGGCGCTCCATGTCTGAGCGAAACATGTACACATCTGTGGCGCTGGTCGGGTCGAGCCCAACCGTGGTCATCATCTCCGCCAGCTCACGCGGGTCGTTCATGTTTGGTTGCTGCGGCGCTTGCTGCTGTTGCGCTTGCATTGCTGCAGCTGTGAGTGTTTGCTGGTACTGCTGCTGCTGTGCCGCCAATTGCTCATTGAGTTGCGCTTGTTGCTGCATGTAGGCGTGCATGACGTCTTGCTGACTGGGCTCTTGCCCGCCCGCAAGCTCACCTTCGCTCTGCGGTGCAGGCTCAGCGGGTGGTGCTGCACTATCTTGTGGCGCCTCTAGACCGGCCGCAGCAAACAGATCACCCAGCGAGGGGTTATCCCCCTGCGGTTGTGGCACTGGCGCTTCACTCACCTGCGGGGCCGCTTCTTGGGGCGCAGGGCTTTCGCCAAAAAGGGTTTGGTCCATTTGCGCCATCTCGGCACGAAGATCGTCATTTGCCATTTGAATCAAATAGTACCTTATGTAGCGTATCTGTCAAACGATACACCCTATATGATGGGTGCGGCAACCTCTTCAGGAGGCGGCAACGCTTCCTCTTCTTGCGCCTCCGGCCCCAGTAGCGGGTTGTATGCGCCACCTCCGCCATCTCTTGGGCTTGGCATCTGTGGCGCTTTCGGTGCGGGCGCACCACCCATCGGTGACTGCGAATTGCCCGCCAGCATTTGAGATTCTGTTGCATAGGCTTCCGTCTGTTGCGTGAGAATCATCTCATGTTCCTCTAAATGCTTGCGAAACCGCTCCTTCACGGCGTCGGGCAGCGCCAAAAACTCAGGGCTCACCGCAAACTCCGAATGAATCTCCTGATGTATGTCGTGACTATCCTGGTCTAGCACCTCGAGTGCCGCGTATGGATCCTCGAGCACGGTCTCGTTCTCTTGCTTGGCGCGGGAATAGTGATTCTCTTGCCGGTGCCGCGTAGGCGCGTCTTCGTAATCAACCTCGAGCACCTGGCGTAAAGCCTTGGCTGCGGGGTTTTCTGGATCAAGTGCGCCCATCTGGAACAGCTCCATGCCTTCCGCAAAGCGAAGGGCGCGAGAATTGGGTGCCCCACTAAACGCCTCAACCACGATCACATTCTCAAACTCATAGTCATCGCGATGGAAGGCGCGTGCCATTAGGCGCTTGTTTTCGCCCAAGATCCGCACCGTGCGTCCTTCCTCATACCAGTCTCTTGCCAGCAGAAGACACTTTTGCAGTACACGCGCAACGTCACGCTTGAACAGATGCACTTCGGGCTCGTGGACGGCCTTAGAAAACTCATACAGGTACGAGAGTGCGCGCCCAGAGTCATACCCCTTGGGTGCCTCACCACGATTGATCTCGCCGTATGTAGAGATAGTCTGCAGCGTGCCCACAGCCTGGTCCTCGAAGTTGAACATCGAGTTTGGAATGTCCGGCACCTTCATCCACTCGGGCCGCGCGCCAGGATTGTATTCAATCAACTCGCCTGCCATGTCAGAAAACATGTCCGCGTTGATGCCAGAGCCGTAAGGCACCAAAAGAGGCGGGCTTAGTATCTTCTCGCACCACTCCTTTTTTTTGCTCGCATTAAGGTTGATGGATCGCTGCACCGGGATAATATCCTTCACCACCCCGTCGGGGTAAAGCCCGCTAGGTAAAACGTTCTGTCCTAGGCGCAGCACCCATGGCCAGCCATAAGGCAAAGGCCCGATCGCTACGATGACATCGCCGCTGTAGACGATGAGTCTGCCGCCCGGATAACGGTTGCACGGCTTTTGCCAAAACTCGATAAGCTCTGCGAGTTGGTTGGCGTCGGCGTTTGCGGTCATGCTCGAGGATGAAGGCACATCAAATGAGCGACCGTCGTTTTCAATAATCTCAGAGGCATACATGCTCGACTCTTGCCGCTCGCCCACCCATCTGCCCTTGGTGCTTTTGCCGTAGTTATCAAAGGGAAACTTGTCGTCGAGCACGCGCAAGGGGAGCAGCTTGCGGTGAAATACATGCTCTATCTCTTCCTCATTCTTGGCGTGCGGATCAGCCAGTGCCGATATGATGTCCACAAACTGCACGCTGATCTCTCCGTTGGCGCGGCGCTGCATCCTCGGCATCTCGAATTCATCGGTGTCCGGCAGTCCCGTCTCGGGGTCAATCAGTGGAAATTCGTCGTAGTCGCCCTTAGAGGGATCCCAGATCACCTTGTAGAAAGCAGCGCCATGGATCTGTACTGCGGTCTCGCAGCGCAGGAAAGTCTCGAGGTTTATCACGTCGTTACGGAGGAAGGATCGCACGAGCTTCTGAGAAGCCTCGGCGCGGCTGAGCGATCGTTGGTCTGAATTTGCAGGCACAGTCTCCGGGTTTGGTATGCTGCGCAGCACATCTGACACGGCTGTACGCACCGTGGGGCGCACGTAGTTGAGCACTTCGCGGGACTCATCAAGGTCGTAGTCGTCCTGTATCCAGCCCATTGGTGAGGCCGTGCCCCACTGCATTCCACGATAAAATGCCATGTTCTCAATCAGATAGGGTGCGCGCTGTGCGGTTGCCTTCACTGCATCATCAAAGAGGGACTGCACCTCCGAAAGCATCTCCTGCGCGCGTTTCTTTGTGAGCTTCTTAGGTTCTGCCATATCAACTCTCCGGATCTAGCACGCGACCTGCACCGTTGAGCTTGCCGCCTTTGCGCAGCTTGTGCTCGAGGGCTGCACGGCGAAGCGGCGTTTCAATCTCTAACTGCCGTTCTCTAAGGCTTTGCTCCTTTTTCTTCAAGTCGTGTTGCTCCATCCATAGGTCGCGCGGCAGTCCGCCAATCGGGGCCGCATTCTTCAAATGCTCTAGATAGTCGTCACTGAGCGCCTTAAAGGTCTCCGCTACCGCTTGGTTGTTTCTTACCAATAGCTCCACGGTTTCGCGGTGCCCCTTCAGAAGCCAGTGCAGTGCTGTCGTAGCTGTAGCGACAATACATACAAGTCCCACCGTAGCCAAAATCCATGCGCCCATCATGCCTCAGACCGTAGCACACAAGCCGCAATCATGGCGACTATCGCCGCTTAGGGCGCATTCCACGCAGGGAAGGGCGCTTATCGCCTGCTTTTTCGCCCCTTTGGTCGTAACAGATCTTTGCCATGATGGCCGTCCAGATGTCGTCGTTGTGGCGCTGGCTGGTTGTAACCACGGTGCTGGCAATCCTCTGCGCCTTCCGATCTACCGGCGGCGCTGCCTTTAGGTGTCCAAAAAACCCAACCGCTGTAGCCATGACGCAATCGTCGTGCTCCCCCGGCGGCGCTTGCATCTTGCCATCATTGCTCTCAAAGGCGAGATGCTCTTTGATGATGTGCTCACTAAAGAACACCAGCGCCTCGGTGCGGATAGCCTCTTGCGTGTCAGCAAGGATGCGCGTCTTGGTCGAGGCTGTCACCAAAAAGCCAAAGCGGAAAGTGTTTGGATCTGAAACTCTACCCTTCACCATATCCATTGTTCTGCGGTGATAGATGTGCGGGTAGCGATTTTCAATGATGCGCGTACACGCAGCAAGGCCAGGACCATTAGCTTCGGGCACGAGGTAGGCATCGTTGTACCATTCCGCCAGTGTGCAGAGCATTTCACCAAACGCAGGTGCAGGTACTTTAATTCTCAGTAGTGCGGCCTCCACAGCCTGGGTGCCGTCCGTGCGATCAAAGACAACCGCTACTGACCAGTCTCCGCGCTTCAGTCCTTGCGCAACGTCCGCGCCTATGACGTAGCTGTGGCCCTCTTTGGGCTTTTGCCACACAGTGAAGTTTTGCATTCCCGGCGCAACCTTTTTGGGGTCGTCATTGGGGTCCATGCGTATGTAAGCATCCGGTGTCCTGCTCTTTGCGTGCAGCAACATGCGCTGCAGCTTTCGCTGGTCGTACCATTTGGAGGATGTTGACTGGAAGGATTCCGATGCGCAGCTGGGAAACTCTTGTGCAAAGAAAAGTTCTGGCGGTAAGCCGTGCTCATTTGCCTGACAGTCGTTCTCTATCTTTGTCCTGCGCCACTTGATCTGCTCTAGCGACGTCTCCGGAAAAGCATCGAGCAAAGCCTTCTCATCAGCGTCGAGCGTGTCAACGATATGCTGTCGTTCCCAGTCGAATACTTGTTCGTTATACGCCGGATCCTCTAGCCAAGAATAAAAGAAGCGAAAATACCCATTCCACGCCTGCATGACGGACGCATCTTTTCCGTCGTGCGCCGCAATCATGTCATCGAGGTACATGCCCTTGTTCCATCGCTCGTAAAAGCCGCCCTGGGGGCCATTGCCGGTGCTTTCCTCTATGACCGTGCAGTATTTCGGTGCTGCGGTTAGTGCGCTGTTTACTTCTGCATAGCTCTCGAAGAAGGCACTCTCGGATAAGTGCATCAAGTCAAACTGATCACCGCGCGCCGAGTTGTCGCCACCGGCACTCGCCACGACGTAGCGGGAGTTGTGCTCCCACGTATAGCCTTCCGTCCTGTTTTTGTACTGCGCGACCCTTCTGTACTTGTCATATTCTGGCGACCAGTAGTTATAAAAGTCCTGAGTGTATTTGAAGATACGCCTTGCGTTAGCCCCGCGATGCGCCATGACCAACACACTCATGTTTGGGGTGAAGTTCGCCTCCAGGTAAAACCGCGCACCAATGTACGAACTAACGCCTGCACGCCTGCACTTAGTTATAACGATGCGCACCGGTCCATCGGACAACTCTATCCCTGGCTCTTTTTGCTTAAACTCGTGCAGCAGGGCATCAATGTTTCGTGCGCTTATCTTTTTAACCAGCGTAGAAAACTTTTGCCTGGGACTAATGCTCAGCGCCTTGGCTATCTTGTTTTTGTCGGGCGACAGGAGCATGTTCTTGACGATGCGAAACGCACGCGCCCCCTCAAACAGCTCATGCAACTTACGCTGACAGTGGTTTAGGCGCAAAGGAACGAGTTCACCCTTCTTGTCCCTGTGCTCTACAAGGATAAGCCGCTCCATTGCATCGTCTTTGTTCTCTATAAACCCGCGCTCCACGTCCGGGTCATGAGGATGCACCTTTAGTTTCTTCTTGCGTGGCAAAGTGAGTGCCTAGCCGCCTACTCCTGCTCCTGCAGCACCCGCGCCCAGATAAGACAATAGAGTCCTCTGGTGTGCGCGCCTCAGTTCTTCTTGTTGTTCTTCATACCTGCGCTGCGCCTCCGCCTGTCTGCGCTGATGCGCAGCAGCGCTCGGAAGTGGCACTTGTCCGGCAACCGGCCTTTGAAACGCAGACTCGTTTACTTTTTGCGGAGAAAATGTGGCTTGATACGTGCCCGGCTTTCTTATCCATGCGCCACCCGTGGGATCACTTTGCTTATGGGTGGGCCTCAACCCTGGCCCCCTTTTCCTGAACGTAGCGCCGCCTGTGGGATCACTTTGCCTGTAGGTTTGGCGCGCAGGCTTTCTTCTGGGTGCGGCATAACCACGGCCTCTCTCTTCCTGTTTCTCAGGTGGCCTGCCTGCTCCTGCGGCACCCTGTCCGCCAATCGCGCCAATCAAGCCACCATATTGATAGCCTTTGACCTTGCCGCCCTTCTTCATCCCGCCAGCAGGGGCGCTTTGGGCTGCTAATGCTGCGCCCAGCTCTTGCTTGTAACGCTCACCCTCTGGGGTCTGGGGTTGCCATTCGCGAAACAGATCTACAAATGGTGCATTGCCTTGCGGTGGGGGCTGTCCGGTTTGTATTGCATCAACCACCGGCTTGGGCAGCACGTACTCACCCTGTTGTGCGAGGATGTTCACCGAGTCTTTGCCCGGTATCCCTCCGGTGATGCCGCCGCCCTTTTGCATAGGCAATCCCGCCCGTCTCCACGCAGCCTGCCGTCGCTCATCCTCTATGTTTAGCTCAGACGTTGCGCCACCCAGCACCCTTCCGGGC